ACCTCGACCGTCGAGGATCGCCGCCTGATCAACATGAAGCTCGCCGAGGTCTATGCCGATGGCGGCTATGTGACGCCGTGGACCGACCAGCGCGTCGCCGACGATCTCGGCGTGCCGCGCGCCTGGGTGGCGGAAATCCGCGAGGGCTTCTACGGGCCGGAAGGTTCGAACCCGCTCTTTGACAAGTATCTCACTGAGAGCGCCGACATAGCCCTTCACCTCGCGCAGCTTGCCGAGGAACGCAAAGTCGCAGGCGAAATGGTCAAGCGCGCCACAGAGGCAGCGGCGAAGGTGCGCACGCGCTGCGATGAGCTGGAAGCCAAGGTTCGCGATGTGCAGGCGCTTGGCAAGCGCGTGGAGCGGGAGCTTGGCCGATGAACGAGCTTCGCGACGGTATTGCGCAGATTGCAGCGGCGGCGACGGACGCGGAACGGGCGGCGGCGCTGCTGGCCTGCCCTTTGTCCCTGCTGATGACCTGCGAATCCACGATCCGCAACCGGTTGCAGGTGGCGCGCTTTCACGAGGGCATCCGCTATCTGGAAACGGAACTGGCCGCCCTTCGCGGCTTCCGCGACGAAACCGGGCTGCCTCCGGGCGGCATGGATGTCGCCGTGGTGCGCGGGCGCCTGGGACGGATTTCGCGCGGGGAAGATCCGAGCGGGCAGGGGGAGGCTTGACCATGCACGGCACCCTCTTTTCCGGCTCGACCCTCGACCAGGTTTCACGGCGTCATGTCGGCGCTCGCCCGCTGATCGTCGACAGCTTTGCGGGCGGCGGCGGGGCCTCTACGGGTATCGAGATCGCACTCGGCCGCTCGCCAGACATCGCGATCAACCATAATCCGGCGGCGCTGGCGTTGCATGCGGCGAACCATCCAGAGACGCTCCACCTCTCGGAGAACGTCTACCGGGTCGATCCGCTCGATTACCTCGCCGGCCGCCATATCGGCCTGATGCACTTCTCGCCCGACTGCAAGCATTTTTCCAAGGCGAAGGGCGGCAAGCCAGTGGAGCGCAACATTCGCGATCTCGCCTGGATCATTCCCGGCTGGATCGAACGCATCCAGAAGAGCGGCGGCCGCGTCGATGTCGTCACCATGGAGAACGTCGAGGAATTCAAGGATTACGGCCCGCTTGTGCAGACCGATCGCGGCCTGATGCCGGACCCGGAGCGCAAGGGCGAGAGCTACCGGAAGTGGGTGAAGGCATTGAAGCGGCTGGGCGGTAGACTCGAGTCCCGCGAGCTGCGCGCGTGCGACTATGGCGCGCCAACGATCCGCAAGCGGTTGTTCGTCGTCATCCGCTTCGATGGCAAAAAGATCGTCTGGCCGGAGCCGACGCACGGGCGGCCGGACGATCCCGAAGTGATCGCCGGGAAGAAGCTGCCGTGGCGCACGGCTGCGGAGTGCATCGACTGGTCACTTCCTTGCCCGTCGATCTTCGACAGCTCCGCCGAGATCATGGAAAAGCACGGCCTTCGTGCCGTTCGTCCGCTCGCCGACAACACCATGGCCCGCGTCGCGCGCGGGATGAAGCGGTATGTGCTTGACGCCGAGCGGCCATTCCTCGTCAACCTGACGCATGGCGCGCGCTGCGAAGATCTGGAACAGCCGTTCAACACGATCACCGGGGCGCATCGCGGCGAAAAGGCGGTCGTCGCTCCTCACCTGATGACCATGCGCAATTCCGGCAAGCCCTTCAACGGGGCGGACGAGCCCGCGCACACCATCACCGCCGGCGGCGCGGGGCTCACTGTCGTCGCGCCGGTCCTGACGCATGCGCAGCAGGGCGGCGCGGTGCGCTCCGTCGAGGCTCCGCACCATACGATCACGGCCAGCAGCAAGGACCAGAACGCCGTCATCGTTCCGACGCTGGTCGGCTGCGGTGGGCGCGCCGGGCAGAGCCGCCCCCGCAGTGGCGACGAGCCGACCGCGACGATCACCGCTAAGGCGGACAGCTGCGTCGCCGTCGCCTTTGTCGCGCAACACAACAACGACAGCCGTCGTTACGGCGGCGTCAATCCGGGCCGCTCGGCGGATGAGCCCGTCTCGACCGTGACGGCGACGGGGGCGCAGCAGGGCGTGATCTCCGCCTTCATCTCGCGCCAGTTCGGCACGAGCACCGGCCACGGCATGGAAGAGCCGAACGGCACGATCACGGCGGACGGTGGCGGGAAGTCCGTTCTCGTCGCGCCGTATCTTCAAGCCTACTACGGCAACGGCGACGGCGGCGAAGAGGATCAGCCGTGCCGCACGATCACGACGAAGGACCGCCACGGCCATTGCGAGGCGGCGCTCTCGGTTCCACCCTTCACCGACGCGCAGGCGGAGCGGGCACGCGACGTCGCGGCGTTCCTGCGGGCGCACGGGTTCTGGGATGAACGCGAGTTCGTGACGATCGAGGTCAGCGGCGAAACCTTCGTCATCGTCGATATCGGCATGCGCATGCTGACGCCGCGCGAACTCTACAACGCGCAGGGGTTCCCCGGCGACTATGTGATCGACGGCGGGTGGCAGGAGGATGCGGACGGCGACGCACCTGTCTGGGTCGAGTTTCCGAAGTCCGTGCAGGTCTCCTGCGTCGGCAACAGCGTCTCGCCGCCACCCTACGCAGCCATCGTGGCGGCGAACTGCGGCGACCTGGCGGAATTCAGGGAGGCTGCGGAATGAGCGTTTACGTCGACGACATGAAAGCGCCCTTCGGCAATATGGTCATGTGCCACATGTGGGCGGACAGCGATGACGAGCTGCTGGCGATGGCCGATCGCATCGGCGTGCAGCGCAAGTGGATTCAGGGGCACCCGACGCTTTCGTTCGGGAAGCACCGCAACGCGAGCTGGGTGCATTTCGATATCGCCCTGTCGAAGCGTGCGCTGGCCGTGCGGGCGGGCGCGATCGAGACCGACCGCTATGGGCCGGTGGAGCACATGAGCCGTCTGCGCCTCGACGCGGCCGTGGTGCGTGGGGACATCGAAGTTCAGCAGCGGGCGCATGCCATGCTGGAAAACAATGCGCGCCTGCGGGCCGGGCAGGTGGCGGAATGAGCCATGATGCGACCAACTGGGCGATCAAGCAGCGCGGTATCAAGCCGGCTCTTAAGGTCGTTCTTTGGAACCTCTGCGACCGTTACCATCCGGACAATGGCTGTTTCCCTTCGCAGGAGACGCTGGCCGAGGATTGCGAGGTGCCGCGCTCCACGCTGAACGTCTATCTTGGCGAGCTGGAAAGGCTGGGCCTGATCCTGCGCGAACAGCGCAGGGAGAAGGGTTCTAAACGGCAGGAGCGGACGCGCTACTTCTTCCCGTTCGAGCCTGATTTTGCGTTGAAAAAGGCTGAAAACCCGAGTCCAGAAACTGGACACGGACCCGACGAAGCCGAGTCCAGAAACGGGGCTGAGCCGAGTCCAGAAAATGGCGAAAGCCGAGTCCAGAATCTGGACAGTAACCCTGTAAGGGAACCAGTAAGAGAACCTGTAAAAGAGAAGGGGCGCGTGCGCGTTGATCATGGGGACGATCGTTCCTGTGTTCCGGGAACCGCTGAATTCCGAAAGCGGCTCCAGCGGTTTCTGTCTGGTGACGGCTATGGCATGGGTGAGTGGCCAAAGTGGGCGGACAAGACGACGATCAACTACATCGAGGGTCATTTCGCCAGACTTTCCGAGGCTGACCGAAAAGCGGCCGAGGGCTCTCGTGATGCCTTCCTTTCGAAGTGCAAGCGCGAAGGCAGCAAGGTGATGGGCGCTGGAAACTACTTCCGTGATCGCGTCTGGGAAGTGCTGAGCGGCCGGGACCGAGAGGCATATGCAGAGTTGTCTGCTGCTCGTTCGGGCACTCCTGCACGGCCCGATAACTGGGCGACAGCATACGGGCCGTTGCATGCAGCCATACTGTTCCGCCTGCTATGCGAAGGCCCTGAAAGGCCGGAAGCAGTGCCGTTGAACGGAATGTGGCTTGCTTCCCACCTGCGGACCGCATGGCCCCGACTTGCCGCCTTTTGGCAGCAGACTGATTTACGCGGTGGGCTTACCGCTTCCGATCGCGATGCGTCTCTGGCGTGCATGATGGAGTTTGTGCCCGTTGGCAGCGACATGATGGCGGCCTGGCGCGAGGAGATGCGCCGCCGGGGGCTTCCGGAGATACGGATCCGCGATGGCATGCGGGGGCTCTATTTCCCGACTGGTGGCCCGAATGGGCTAATTGATTTTGAGGCAATGGTTCGAGAGGTACGAGGCGATGAACATGCAGCATAGGCGTGGGCAGTTCGAGCTGGCGATGCCGATCGTTATTCGGAAATCCTGCCTGGCGTTCACGCAAGAGAAGAGCGCCCGCGATACCGAGATCCGAATCGACCAGCTGAGCATGGCCTCGCGTGCTGTCGTGAGCCGAATCGCTGCTGATTATGACGAGATGAAACCGGCCTGGTTCTGCCTTCGCGTGCTGACCGGGCGCGAAAGTGCTGTGGAAAAGTTGTTGGACGATGCCGACGTGGAGGTGCTTGTCGTTCGTTCGGGAGCCTACAAAGTCGTTCGCAGGGGGCGGGTTCGCATCATGCCATCGCGCCCAGTTGTGGCCGGATATGTCCTCGTTCGCTGTCTGAATCTGCCAGCTGCGATGGCTGGGCTTGCCCATGTAAACGATGTGCTCGCCATCGTCGGCGGGGCATCTTCGCCGTATCGGATTCATGACGATGAGGTCATTCGATTCAAGGCTCTGGCGGATGACGGCAAGTACACGCACCGGGTACCTGTGAAGGTCGACTACATGGTCGGCGAACAGGTGCGGGTGTGTGACGGACCCTTCGCGAGTTTCGATGCAATCGTCACCTCGATCGACATGGCGGAGAAGTTCCGAGTGAGCGTTGAAGTGTCGATCTTCGGGCGCTCGACGCCTGTCGAGCTGGATATTGCGCAGATCGAAAAAATGTGAGTATGAATCGCCTCACGGATGATCTTGGATCCCATGTGTGGGCTTTTGAGTTGGCGGCTTGACCGGCAACGAGCGAGGGAAACCTCGGAGCTGCTTACCGGCAAGACCCTCCCCTGACAGCCTCGATCGAGAGGCACCGATTCAGGGCCGCTGCTACCGCTATGACCAGACGACAGATGAGGCGAAAGGTCGCCTTTGTTGTGTCTAGGGTATGGTCAGAACATGGGTGAGTGATGCTTGAGACCGAAGTGCGCTTCGACCTTCGCAATTTCGAGCGCTCCATGTCTGACGTCGCGCGCAAACAGCTGCCCTATGCTGCGATGCTTGCGTTGAACGAAACGGCAAAGGGCGGACGCCTCGCCGTGCAGAAGGAAATGGATCGGGTGTTCGATCGCCCGACCCCTTATGCAAAACGCGGTGTAATATTCGACAAGGCGACCAAGCAGAATATGCGAGCCGCCGTCGTCGTTACCGGCAATCGAACCAAGGGCGCGTTGCCAGCAACAGCGTTCCTCGGCCCACAGATCCGCGGCGGTCAGCGCACGCACAAAGCATTTGAGCGCCAGCTGATCGATCGCGGATTGATGGAGCGTGGCGAAGTTGCCGTGCCGGCCAATCGCACGCCTCTCGATCGATACGGCAACATGACGCAAGGTTTTCTCAACCGCGTCATGGCCGACTTGCAGATCGACTATCGTGGCGCCGGGGCTACTCGTGTTCGTAGCGATGCCAGCCTGAAGCGGAACAAGAACTATCGCAATGCGCGGTTCTTCGTTCCGAAGCGAGGGGGGCATCTCTTTCCCGGTGTCTGGCAGAGAAGTCCGGCCGACAACAGTATCTTCCCGGTGATCCTCTTTGTCCGGTCGGAAAGCTATCGCGTCAGGCTGCAGCTCGAAGCGGTTGTCGAGCGCCATGTCGCCGCCACCATCGACGAAAACTTCGCGGTCGCCTTCGCCCATTCCATGCGGACGGCCCGATGACCGATCAGGCCGAATTCGCGGGTCCTTCCCGCACAAACCCGCCCCGCGGGTATTTGGCACCGCTGGTATTGTCCAGACCGTGTGAGTTTCTGAAGCCTAAACTCGCGAGCTAAAGACGGGGCAGCTAAAGTCGTGGCGGACCTAAACTCCGGTTAGCCTTGTTCAGCTGAACACGTAAACGCCGGCCGTTGTGACGACCACGAAAGAGGCGAACCATATGGCGGCGGCCATCAACCAGAAGGGGGCGGGCCGGAGGCGGTCGAGCCAGAACCGGCGCTGAATATCCTCGCTCAGGACCTTCAGTTTCTCGCGCGGATCGCCCCACTTGATGCGCCGGAATTTGTAGACGTTGTTGACCATGGCGAAACCAGTAAGCTCCGCCGGGTTAGCCAAGGTTGAACTTTTTGCACCGCATTTTACAGGTTCCAAGATGGACGGCACGGCGGTGGCGATGAGCAAGGGCGAGTTCGCGGCCCACATCGGCGTTTCGCCGGGGCGCGTCTCGCAATACATCGCCGAGGGCCAGATCAGCGGCGATGCGATCGAGGGCGTCGGGCGTTACGCGAAGATCCGGGCGGAGGTGGCCAAGCAGCAGCTCCGCCGCTTCCTCGATCCCAGCCAGCGGTTCGGCGCCAACGGGGCTGCCGCATTAGGCGGCGGCCAGGCGCCGGCCAAGGCTGTGCCGGATCAGCTGCCGCTGTCGGCTGAACGGCGCGAGCCTGATCGCAAGGCGGAACCGGCGCCAAAGTTGCCGCAGGCGCCGACCGATCCGACGCAGGATGAACTGGCCCAGCTCCGCCTTCGCCGCGAGCGGATCGCGACAGAGAAGGCAGAGCGCGAGGAGATGCTCGAAATCGGCCGCTACATGCTGGCCGAGGTAGCGCGCCGGGAGATGGGGCGCCTCGCCGCCGAGGCGTTCAAGATGATGGAAATGGGGATTGGCGAGATGGCAAAGGTCATGGCTGCACAGTTCGGCATTCCCCAGCACGACGCGCAGCACGCGCTGCTGAAATCGTTCCGCACGGTGCGCGCCAAGGCGGCCGAGGATTTCCGCAAGCGCCAGGCCGACCTTGCTGAACACGTCGAAGACGACGAGGACGGCGCCGAATGACGATGCTCTATAACCCGGCGCGGCTCGTCTATGACGTGCTGGCCGAGGTCACCGAGCCGCCGCCGCCGGTCGACTACCTGCGCTGGGCAAAAGACAACATCGTCTTTTCCGAGCGCATCACCGACCATGCCGGCCCGTACAACGAACGGCTGGTGCCGTTCTTCTCGGAGATCCTCCGAGCATTGTCGCCGGAAGATCCGTGCAACGTCGTCAGCCTGGCGAAGTCGGCGCAGATCGGCGGCACGATCTGCGCGAACATCTTCACGCTCGGTTCGCTCGATATGACGCCCGGCGATTTCCTCTACGTCCACCCGACGGAAGAAAACGCCGCGCGTTGGTCGAAGACGAAGCTGATGCCGCTGGTGCGGGAGACGCCGCGCATCGCCGCGCTGTTCTCGACGAACAGCCGCGAGGCCAGCAACAAGGTGCTCTACAAGGAGCGCATCGACGGGCGCGGCGCAATCCAGGCGGCCGGTGCCAACTCGCCCGCCGGCCTGTCGATGATCTCGCCGCGCAAGCAGGTCCAGGACGACCTGGCGAAGTGGCAGAAGAACGAGGCCGGTGATCCGGAAGTACAGGCCGACAGCCGAACGAAGGCATTCTTCACCGGCAAGATCTTCAAGATCTCGACGCCGATGGTATCGCCCGGCTGCAAGATTACGCAGAACTTCGACGAGGGCACGCAGGAAACCTATCACGTTCCCTGTCCGCACTGCGGCCACCTGCAGGATCTGCGCTGGGAGAACATGCGGGATCATATCGACCCCGCGCACCCGGAGAAGGCGCACTTCGTCTGTGTCGAATGTGGCTGCGAGATCCAGGAGCATCATCGTGAGTGGATGGTGCAACCGGAGAACGGCGCGAAGTGGATCGCCAAGTATCCGGAGCGGGCGCGGCGGCATCGGTCGTTCCGGATCTGGATGGCCTATTCGCCCTTCGAGCGCTGGGAGAACCTCGCCGCCGAATATCTGGCCCTGCAGGCTGGCGGCCCTGAGAAGCGCGAGGACGGTTCCGGCGCCGAGCAGACGTTCTACAACGATTGGCTCGGGCTTGCTTATGAGGCCGACAACAAGGCCGTCGACTGGGAAGTGCTGCGCGATCGCGCCGAGGAAACAGGTTTTGCCCGCGGCGTCATACCTGCCGAAGCGCTCGTACTGGTCATCGGCGTGGACGTCCAGGGCGACCGCGTCGAGTGGACGCTTGTCGGCTATGGTCGTAACCGTTACCGCGCAGTGATCGATTGCGGCGTCATCGACAATCGTGCCGGTCGCCATCTTGCGGAATTCAAGGAACATTCCGGGCATATCTCGGAAACGCAGGTTCGCGACGAACTTGACCGGCTGCTGATACGGCAGTTCCCCGATGTCGCCGGCCGCAAGCGCACTTGCGACTTTCTGGCGATCGACGGCAACGCCTATACCGACGATGTCTATGGCTGGGTCCGGCGCCATCCGAAGTCGAAGGTGATCATGGTGCGTGGCGGCAGCTCGGATGCCGCACCCGCCATCGCCCAGGCGCATGAGTACGACAAGAAGGGCCGGCGCAAGAAGCAGAAGTGGACCTCGCGCTTCTACACGTTCAACGCCTCGGCCTTCAAACTGCGCCTCTATCGCGACTTCAAAAAGGATGATCCGACACAGGCCGGTTACATCCGGTTTGCCCGAGGTCTCGGCGACGAGTTCTTCCGGCAGGCGACGGCGGAATCCCGCGTGCCGGAAAAGTCGAAGCGTACCGGACACACCCGCTATGTCTGGCGCCTCGCCGAAGGCCGCCGGAACGAGGTGATGGACATGCTGAACCAGAGCCTCGCCGGCGCGTACCGGCTCGGCCTTCCGTATTGGGGCGATGACGAGTGGGACGCCGTGGCTGATCGTATCGAAAAGACGCCCGTTCCCGAACAGCACGACATCGAGGAACTGCTCATGCCGGGTGCGGACAGCTTCAAGACCCTGGCCGACAAGCCAACCGAGGACGACCAGTCCGCGCGTGTCGCCGCCGCCCTGGCTCGTGCAGCCCGCAACGCAGCCCGCAACCGATAGGACGTTTGCATGTCTTTGACCGAAGAGCAGCGCGCGCTTGTCCAGGTGCGGCTGGACGAGGCGCGTACCGCCCTGCACAAGCTTGAGATCGGCGAGGCAACTGTGAGCCTCGCCTACAACGGCGAGAGCGTGACCTATTCGGTCGCCGATGTGGGCAGGCTTCGTCAGTACATCCGCAGCCTCGAGGCGCAGCTCGGCCTGCGTTCTCTCGGCCGTGCGCGGTCTCGCGGGGTGGTGTTCGGATGACGGCACCACAGATCCTCGGTCCCGACGCCCGGCCGCTGGCCCCGCAGGTGCGCGCCGCTGCGCGCGTTCAGATGGCTAAGAACCGAGCGATGTCGTCAGCGGCCTATCAGGGTGCGGCCTACGATCATCCGAACTTCGCCAAGTGGGACGTCGGCAACTATTCCGGCCAGACCGCTCTCAGCTGGTCGCGCCGTACGCTCGTCGATCGTCTGAACGATGTTGCCCGCAATGACGGCTGGGGCGCTGCGGGCACCTCCCGCCTCGTCGACAACATCGTCGGCGCCGGCTGGCGTCTCGCCGCACGGCCGAACCACGTCTCGCTCAACATGACGTTCGATCAGGCCGAGGAGATCAGCGACCGCATCGAGGCGCTGTGGCGGGATTACACAAACGATGTCGACAACTGGTGCGACGCCGAGCGGACGAAGACGATGGCCGGCATCCTCGGCCTTGCTGCCCGCCAGCGTTTCGGTCCCGAGGGCGAGGCCTTCGGCATCATCATCTGGCAGGAAGATGCGCCGCAGTTCTCGACCGCCGTGCACGTGATCGATCCGGCGCGCTGCTGCAATCCGAATGGCCGTATGGACGAGGAATTCCTGCGCGATGGCGTCGCGATCGACGGCTACGGCGCACCGCAGGGCTATCACTTCCGCAAGTCGCATCCCGGCGACGTCTATGCGGGCAATACCGGTATCTGGTCGTGGGAGTATGTCGAGCGGGCCACCGAATGGGGCCGGCCCGTCGTGGTGCACAGCTTCGAGCAGAAGCGGGCCGGCATGACGCGCGGCGTCTCCGACTGGGCGCCGGTCATGCGCTCGATCAAGCAATCGACCGACTATGAGGACTTCGAGAGCCAGGCGGCGCTGCTGAACGCTGTCATGGCCGCCTTCATCGAGACGCCCTTCGATCCGGAAGAGTTCCTCGATGCGATGGGTGCCGAAGTTAACACAGGCACGCTTGGCAAGCTCTACGGCGAAATGGCCGAGGCGCAGAGGGCCTACTACGGCGCAGCTCCCATCCAGATCCCGGGCGTCAAGGTCAACATGCTGCAGCCAGGCGAGAAGGCGACCTTGACCAAGCCGGAGCACCCGAATGCGAACTTCGAGGCGTTCGTGAATGCGGCCCTGCGTAAGATCGCGTCTGCTGTCGGCCTCACCTATGAGCAGCTGACGATGGACTGGAGCCAGGTCAATTACTCCTCGGCCCGCGCCGCCCTTCTGGAGATCTGGCGCGGCTTCACCGCGAAAAAGGGCAACTTCGCCGCCCAGTTCATGGCGCCGATTTATCGGGCCTGGCTGGAAGAGGTGTTCGATCGCGGACTCGTCGAGATCCCGGAGGGTGCTGTTCCCTTCGACGAGAACCCCGCCGCGTGGTGCCATGCCGACTGGATCGGACCCGGCCGTGGCTGGATCGACCCGCTGCGTGAGGCGCAGGCAGCCGGCGAGCGTCTCGAACGCGGTCTTACGACCCTGCAGCACGAGGCGGCCGAACAGGGGCGCGACTGGAAGACGGATGCCGACGAGCTGGCGCGTGAGGTTCGCTACTATGCCGAGCGCGGGCTGAAGCACCCGGCCATGGGCGACGGCATGGTCGGCCACAACGGCGGTCCGCCGCTCGATGATCAGGATCAGGACACCGAGATCGAGGAGCAGGTAAACGGCCGCCGGTCGACCCGCCATGCCCTCGGCATTCCTGCGATCCGGAGGCGCACATGACGAACTATCCGGAAATCGCGAGCCGCATGTTCAACACGCCGCTGATGCTGCACCCGTCCAAGGGCGACATCATCGCGCGCGCCTTTGGACCGCGCGTTCTTGGCCTGCCGGATGTTGCCGTCGCTGTTACCGGAAGTGAAGCCATGGGGCTCGTCGGCGATCCGATGGGCGATTGGCTAAGCGACGATGGTCCGCGGGAGCGCAATGGCATTGCGTTTCTCGACATAGAGGGATCGCTGGTCAACAAGGGCAAGTGGATTGGCAAGTCATCGGGAATGACCAGCTATGAGGGCATCATTTCGCAGGCAAATGCGATTGAGGCTGATCCGTCGGTGCGCGGCGTCGTGCTCGAAGTCGACAGCTTCGGCGGTGAGGTGACCGGTGCCTTCGATTGCGCAGAGCGCTTGTTCGAGCTGTCGAAGGCCAAACCGACGATTGCGGTTCTGACAGATCATGCCTGTTCGGCCGGCTATCTCCTGGCCGCCGCAGCGCGTCAGATCGTCATCCCGGCGACCGGCATTTGCGGCTCGATCGGCGTCATTTCCATGCACGTCGACATGAGCGCCTGGCTCGCGAAGGAAGGTCTGAATGTCACCATCCTGAAGGCCGGAGCCCATAAGGCCGACCTGAACCCTTACGAGCCCCTGCCGAAGGAAGTGGTGGAGCGCGAACTTGCCGAGCTCGAAGAGCTTCGCGTCGAGTTCGCCACAACCGTCTCCCGCTTCCGCGCCGGCCGACTCTCACTGGAATCCGCGCTGGCGACAGAGGCGGGTGTCTACCGTGGCCAGAAGGCGGTCGAGGCTGGTCTCGCCGATGCTGTGGCGCGGCCCACTCAGGTCCTTGCGGCCTTCGAAGCAGAACTGAGCCGGACCGCCGGCTGATCCCAACATCACAGGAGACAGGAATGTCGAAGCTGACCCGTGCCACGCTGGCTCGCAGCGTGCTCGCCGCTGTGCGCGGCAAGATGGAAGACGAGCGCCCGGAAGACATCGAGGACGACGAGCAGGCCTCCGATGACGAGCGCGACGAGGATGCGGCCGACGAGGAGCGCGATCCGGACGCCGAAGAGGAAAAGCCGGACGAAGACGCCGAGGACGAGGCGCCCGGTGAAGAGGACGAGCAGCCCGAGGGCCGTTCCGCCTCGGCCATTCGGCACGCCGAACAGGGGCGCATTCACGCGATCCTGACGCACCCGAAGGCCGACGCCAATCCGGGCCTCGCCGCCGAACTCGCCTTCGGCAAGCGCCACTACTCCGCAAAGGAGGCCGGCGCGCTGCTGTCGTCCTCGGCGGCAAACGGTCGGCTGGCCGCGAAGATGAAGGGGCGCGTACCGGCCCTCGGCGCCGGTGACGCCGGTGGCGGCTCGTCGCCGCGCCAGCATCTGACCGCCTCGGTGGGCAACTTCATCAATGGCCTGCACGGCCGTAACCGCAAGGGAGCCTGAGCCATGGCGACTGCAACTTTCTCCCCGAACGACCTGCTCGTCAGCGACGTGCCGGTCATCACCCGCAACGTCACCCTGATCAGCGGGCAGAACCTCAAGCGGGGTGCCGTGCTCGGCAACATCACCGCAAGCGACAAGTACACCCTGTCGCTTTCCGCATCCGCCGACGGTTCCCAGACGCCGGGCCTCGTGCTCGCGGCCGATGCCGATGCCAGCGGCGGCGATCTCGTCGTGCCTGCTTATGCCTCCGGCGCCTTCGATTCCACCAAACTCGTTTTCGGCACGGGTCACACCGCCGCGACCGTCGAGGCTGCCTTCCGCAAGGAAGGCGCGCCCCTCTACGTCCGCACGCTGAAGTAACGCCATCTCCCAGAAAGGGCACCATCCATGGCTGATATTCTCCTGAATACGGCAGAACTCACCGCGGTTCTGCCGCCGCGCGACCGGCCGGAAGCGTTCCTTCGCGACCGCTACTTCGGCACGACCGTGCTTTCGGATGCCGAAGAGATCGTCTTCGACAAGATCCTGCCGGATCGCGAGCTTGCACCGTTCGTCCATCCCGACGTGCCGGGCAAGGACAGCGCCAATCGCGGATTCAAGGCGACGAGCTTCACGCCTGCCTATGTGAAGCCGCAGAACACGCTGCGGCCGCGCGGCAACATGATCCGCATTCCCGGCGAGCGCATCGGCGGCGAGATGTCGCCGGCTGACCGCTACGCCTACAACCTCGCCATGATCATCGACGATCAGGATATGCG